AGTGTTTCGGACCTCGAAATTTTCCTAGCGGGACTATTGAGAAACGCTTAAATCCAAACCCCAGGCTCTGACTACAAAAACCCCTACCCCAGCACAGCATTTAAGCAGTCCGTACGCTGAATTTAACCGTTTAAGAGTTTGTTTAAGTGCTGATCGGCTTCAGCGATTTCGCCAGGCTAAAAGAGGTTTCAGCTGCAGCGGTAACGACTGCGTGCAAATCGCGAATTAAGGAAGCGATCGTGGAGCGCAACGGTAAGCGGATGCTTGACCGTGACAAAGCGCTGGAGCTGTGGGATCGAAACACAAGGCGCAACGGATCAGAGCGGGTATCTGATGAGGCCAGGCAACGCGATCAGCGAGCATTGACCAACGAGCCTGGTGAGGCACCGGCGATCACGCCTGCTGAGGTTTCGGGGGTGACGCCCGAGGCGTTGAAGACGCTGATCATGGGGCTGCCAGAGGATCAGATTCCAGGGATAGACATAAGCCGCGAGCGAAAGGCGCACTATGACGCCGAGGTGGCGCGACTCGAAGCGCTCAAAGAGCGGGGCGAGTTGGTGCCCAACTACGAGGTGGTCAGAGAAGCCTCTCGTCTTGCTCGCCAGGTGCGAGATCTGCTGATGCCCATTGCCAGTCGAAACGCAGCAGCGCTGGCCACGATGCAGGACACCGACGCGATCCGGGCATTACTGGAGGGCGAGATCTACTCCGCACTCCGAGGGCTAGCCAATGCCTGACGGCGCGGTGCTTTACCGCGATGCATTCATTGCAGCGCTGCAACCGCCGATGGATCTAACCGTCAGCGAGTGGGCCGACGCCGAGCGCCAGCTGACTCGACGCAGCACCTCGGAGCCGGGCCTGTGGCGCACCGACCGGGTGCCTTATTTGCGGGAACCGATGGACCTGCTGAGCCCACGAGAGAAGCAAGTCAAGCGGGTGGTGCTGATCTTCGGCAGCCAGACAGGAAAAACGGAGGTCGGCCTCAATTGGTTGGGCCGAACGATCGCGCTAGACCCGGCGCCATTCCTGACGATGTTCCCCACCGAGAGTTTTGCGAAGCGCCAGATCAGGCAGCGGCTCGCTCCACTGTTCACCGATACGCCGGCCGTGGCGGCGAAGTCCCTGAGCAGCAAAAGCAGAGACGCGGCCAACTCCATGTTCCTTAAAGAGTTTGAGGGCGACATGCTGCTATCGATCATCGGCGGCAACAGCGGCAGCGCAGCGCAGGGGATGCCGGCGCAATACGTGTGGGCTGACGAGGTGTCGTCCATGCCGTTGGAGATGGATGACAAGGGCGATCCATTGGAGAATGCGGAAGCACGGCAGACCAACTTCCCAGACCGCAAGGGACTGATTACCAGCACCCCCGGCACGCGCGGCGCCTGCCGGATTACCTGGGAGTTTGAAGAGCGCAGTGACCGGCGGCTACGTCATGTGTTGATGCCGTGCTGTGGCGCGCTCGAGGTGCTGCGATGGCGTGAGCACATGGTCTGGGATAAGCCAGACGGTGAGGTTTGGTGTCAGTGCCCAGTGTGCGGCGAGCGTGTAGCTCAGCACCACAAGACCAGCATGTTGGCCGGTGGAGTGTGGCGAGCTACGGCCAAGGGTGATGGCGAGACCGCAGGATTCCACCTGCCGGGATGGTATGCGCCCTATGGCTGGCTGAGCTGGGAGAAGATCCGTGATGAGTTCCTAAGGGCCAAGGGCGATCCGCTGCTGCTGAAGGGCTGGGTCAACAAGCGCGCGGCCGAGCCATGGGAAGACGAGAGCCTGGCCAAGGTCAGCGCTGATGGCCTGATGGCACGGGTGGGCGGCTATGACCACGGCACCTGCCCAGCCGGTACGCTGGCGCTGCTGATGGCGGTGGATACACAGGACACCTGGCTAGAGGTTTCGGTCTGGGGTTATGGCCGCGGTGATGAAGCGTGGCGGATCTGGCACCAGAAGATCGAGGGCGACCCTGGGCAGGATCACGTCTGGGCACAGGTCACAACGATCCGTGAGATTGCATGGCCGCGCGAGGGTGGCGGCACGATGAAGGTGCTGCACTGCGCAGTTGATACCGGCGGGCACTACACCAATGAGGGCTATGAGTATTGCCGGCAGCACGCGCGGGACGGCGTTGTAGCGATCAAGGGCAGCAGCCAGCGAAACGCACCGGTGCTGGGTAAGGGCACGAAACAGGACGTGAACTTCAGGGGTCGGGTAGTGAAAAACGGCGTGACGCTGTACATGGTGGGAACTCACGCTTTGAAGCGGACGATCTACAGCCGTTTGAAGGTTGAGGAACCAGGGCCTGGGTATATCCACTTTGACGATGCAACCAGCGATGACTACCTGCAGGGCCTGACGTGCGAGCGTTTGCAGCCGCGCTACGTGAAAGGGTTTCAGGTGCTTGAGTGGGTGAAGCCCAGCGGCGCCCGGAATGAACCGCTCGACCTGAAAGTTTACTGCCTGGCGATGCTGGAGCTTCTCAAACGCCGCTACAACCGCGCCACGATGTGGGACCAACTGGAAGCGCAGCTAACCGGCGTCCCAACCGTTGCGACTATTGAGCGCAAGAAAGGAAGTTGGTTAGGCCGGTGATCCATAGCCTGAGGCAGGAGGTGTCCCCATGGCGTTTACGCAGCAGCAGTACGAAGATCTGGTGGCTGCAATTGCCGAGGGTGTCACCACGGTGGCAAGCAACGGCCGGCAGGTTCAATACCGGAGCCTGTCGGAAATGATGAAGCTCAAGGCTGTGATGGAGGAGGAGCTAGGCGTAAGCGGCGCAGGTCGCCGCCGGCACTACGCCAGTTTCAGGAGAGATTGATGGCCAGCAAGAAACCCACGCGCGATCAGCTGGAGCTGGCGTTGAAGTCTGCGCAGAAAGAGCTAGCGGTTACGCATCTTCGAGCGTTTGAGTCAGCAAAGGAATCAAGGCGTACTGAGAACTGGTACACGCGCAATGGCGGACCGAATGCTGATATTCGCACCGCCTGGCGACTGCTGACGCAACGCCATCAGGATCTGGTGGACTCCAACCCCTGGGCCAGTCGTGCGGTGCGGGTCATTACCAACAATTGGGTGGGCGATGGGATCATCGGCTCACCGGTTGGCGCCAGCAAGCGCTACGACCAGGCATGGAATGATTGGGCCGATACGGTCGATTGCGACCATGCGGGGCTGCTGAATTGGTACGGCCTGCAGGCGCTGATCGCTCGCACCACGGCGGTGCGGGGCAGCTGCCTGATCCGCCGGCATATTGATGAGCGGATGATTGACCAAGGCCTAGTGCCGCTGAGGCTGCAGGTGCTGGAGCCTGACATGCTGGACTTCAGCCGGGACGATGGCAGCCGGATCAAGTTTGGCAAGCAGTACGACCGCGAAGGCCGGCTTGAGGGTTACTGGATCAGGCAGACGCACCCTGGCGAGACGGAATGGAACGGCGTAAAGATCCAGAGCGACTTTGTGGAGGCCAGTGAAATCCTGCACACCTACGAGGTGAACCGCCCCGGCCAAGCGATCGGCGTGCCATTTGGCTCGGCGGTGCTGCTGCACCTACGGGACATTGATGACATTGCCTCGGCGATGCTGCTGAAAGCCAAGATTGCGGCATGTTTCACGGCGTTTGTGTATTCCAATGAGCCAGGCGAATCAGCAGCGATACCAGCGCTAACCGAAACGCTGGAGCCTGGCGCAATTGAGGTGTTGCCAGACGGCAAGCAGATCACCTTCGCCAATCCGCCAGTGGCGCCGGATTACGTCGAGCATGAAAAATATCACCTCCATGCTGTCGCCGCTGGGTATGGGATCACTTTTGAAGCGCTGACGGGGATTCTGTCGGATGTGAATTTCAGCTCTGGCCGCATGGGCTGGATTGAGTCTCACCGTCAGATTGCAGCCTGGCGATGGAACCTGACAATCCCGCAGGTGATGGACCCGGTGCATCGTTGGTTCAACGATGCGGCAAGGCTGGCCCAGGTTCGCGGACCACGGCGAATGATCTGGACTCCACCAAGGCGCGAGCTGATTGATCCAGCCAAGGAGATCGCCTCGTTGATTGAGGGTGTGAAGGCTGGCTTTATGAGCCTCAGCGAAGTGCAGCGCTCGCTTGGATTTATTCCTGCGGAAGTGATGGCAGAGCTTGAGCAGGACATAGCAGATGCTCGCGCCAAGGGCCTGGCGCTGAGCGTCGATGGCGCCAGCAGTCAGCCGGATGCATCCGTTGAGGATGCAGATGTGGAAACTCCATAGATTAATTGCATGGAGCATCAACACCCCCAGCCCGGTGACATGCGGCGTGCGGCTTTTCAGCCGGCGACGCTTAACCCCGACGCTCGAACCATCGAGCTGACCTGGACGACTGGCGCCAGGGGGCGGCGTGCATCCTGGTTCGATGGCGACTGGTACGAGGAGCTCGATATGAGCTCTGGCGCCGTCCGCCTGGACCGGCTGAACAATGGCGCATCGCTGTTGAACAGCCATCAATCCGCCGACCTATCCAACATCCTCGGGGTGGTGGAAAAGGCATGGATTGAAAACGGAGAAGGCCGAGCTCGCGTGCGCTTTTCGGAGCGTGCAGATGTAGAGCCGATCTTCCGTGATGTGGCCAGCGGCATTATCCGCAACGTCTCGGTTGGCTATCAGGTCCATAGGTGGTCTGATCCGATCCGTGGCGCGGACAAAGAACCGCCGACCTACCGCGCACTGGACTGGGAGCCAATGGAGCTCAGCCTGGTGGGTGTGCCATTTGACGCGAAAGCGCAAACCCGTAATCAACCAATTAACCCGGACGCTTCCATGCCCGACAACCTGAATCAACAGGCCGGAGGTGATCCGGCAATTATCGAGACCACCCGTGCTCTCGACCCCACCACACCCCCCGAACCTGTGCCCGCTGTGGATACTGAACTGCAGCGCACAAACGCTGATCTACGCCGCGAGCGTGACCTGCTACGCCTCGGCCAGGATGCTGGCCTGAGCACTGATCAAACTGATGAGCTGATCCGCTCTGGCAAGACCGTCATGGAGTGCAGCCGCGAGGCCGTGCGCCTGATGCGTTTGCGCTTGGAAAAAGGCGACGTTCGCGCCGAGGATGGCCCTGCCGCCCTTGGCCATCCTGCCCGCGTCGAAGTCACCCGCGACTCTGGCGACACCCTGCTACGCGGAATCTCCGCCGGCCTAGAAGCCCGCATCCGCCCCGGCGCACTGAAAGGCGAAGCCGCCGAGCTTGGCCGCGAGTATCGCAGCTACACCCTGCTGGAGCTGGCCCGTCAGTATCTGGAGAGCCGGGGCGTCAACACCCGCGGCATGAGCAAGACCGAGCTGGTCACCCGTGGTTTCCACAGCACCAGCGACTTCCCGCTGCTGTTCTCCAACCTGGCCGGCAAGACCTTGGATGCCGCCTATGAGGAAGAGCCCCACACCTGGCGCCCGCTTGCCCGTCAGCGCAACCTGCCTGATTTCAAGCAGGCCGCCGATTTGATTGTGGCTGGTGCGCTCACCCCCGAGCTACTGCTTGAAGGTGGTGAATATAAAGCCGGCACCCTGACCGAAGGCCAACACACCTGGCGCCTTGCTACTTATGCCCGCAAGGTCACTGTTACCCGCCAGGCCATCATTAACGACGATCTCTCCGCACTGGAGCGCGTTCCCGAAATGCTGGGCCGCGGCTTCCGCCGCCTTGAGAGCAACATTGTCTGGGCGTTGATCACAGGTAACGCCACTACCTCGGTTGACAGCCTGTCACTGTTCAACACCGCGCACAACAACAGCTCGGCGCAGACGATCAACACCGCCGGCCTGAACGCTGCCAAAAAGGCAATGCGTAAGCAGACCGATCTAGCTGGGAACACAATTAACCTGACCCCCAGCTACATGATGGTGCCAACAGATCTGGAGGCTACGGCGCTTCAGTTCCTGTTCCCGAATGGCTTCATGGCAAACACCAGGACCGGTGAAAACGGCCCTGTGACGGTTCAGAGCGCTGGCATCGAGCTAATCGTTGAGCCTCGCCTCGACGGTTCTGCTACTACCTGGTACTTGGCCGCATCACCTGGCTCTGTCGAGGGCATTGTCTACGGCTACCTAGCCGGCGAAGAAGGCCCCACGGTAACCACCAACGAGAAGCGCGATCCTGACGGCGTTGAGCTGCTGGCCCGCTTTGATTTTGGCGCAGCCGTTAAGGACTACCGCGGCTTCTTCCGCGCTGCTGCGGCTTCCTGATCATCCTGATTCCTTCGCATTGATCCAATGAAGAACTACATCCAAGACGGTAGAATCCTCGCCGTTACTGCCCCCGCCGCTGTTGCCTCTGGCGACTTCGTGCAGGTAGGCCGCATCCGTGGCGTTGCGGTTACATCCGCCGCCAGCGGCGCCCAGGTTGAACTGGCAACCGAGGGCGTGTTCGAGATCCCTAAGACCGGCTCTGAAGAGTTTGCAACACTGGGACTGCCCGTTTATTGCGTGCTCTCCGGCAACGGTGTGAAGACGGTTACGACCGCCTCTACCACTGCCAACGTTCTAGTGGGAGTCAACGTCGCCACTTCTGGCGCCGTGACTGGCAGCCTGCGGGTGAAGCTGCACCCAACGGCATCTAACCAGACCGCCACCGCTGTGACCTGATCGGGTTAATCCCCCCTGGCCCTGGGCAACCGGGGCCTAGTTCTTTCTGAGGCCATGGCAAACCCCTGGGACAGATTGCATCTGCGAATGTGGGATGCCACATCACGAAGACTCGGCCGCGTTGCGGTGCAGTTTGGCCAGCTCAGCACGTTCGGAATGTTCGACCACAAGTCGGAAATTGTGCTGGACAAGCAGGTATTAAGCCTTGAAAATGCGCTGACGGTAAAGACCAGCGAGCTGGGCAATCTGACCTACGGCGACCAGCTAACCGTTAACGGCGCAGCGTACAAGGTGCGCCATGAGCCGATGCGTATGGCTGACGGGCTGTTTTCAATTGTGCTGCTTGAAGCAATACCCTAACCGATACCAACGCCTCCCTAATCTGTAGCCATGGCTCAAACAACGATCACGGGACTACCGAACGCTTCGATACCGCTGAGCGGTACGGAGCGTGTGCCGATGGATCAGGGCGGCGTAACGGTTGATGTAAGCGCGTTAGATATTGCGAATCTGTCAGGCCCTGCAATTGCCGCTGCTGTAGCTGGTAAAGAGAACGCCGGCACGGCTGCTGCTGCGGTTGCTGCGCTGATCACAAAGCTGCGCAGGGCACGAAAGGTTTATGTGTCGCTGGAAGGCAACGACTTAAATAATGGCACCAGCGAAGCTGAGCCACTGCGAACGCTGCGTGCTGCTGCGCTTGCTGCAGAGCCTGGCGATGTGGTGTTTGTTGATCCTGGCACTTATGTCGAGTCGATTCTCCCAATTCGTTGGAAATATGATGTAACTATTTTTGGCTCAGGGTTGCGTAGCACAACTGTGCAGCCTGCAGCCGGTCAAGAGTTTAATGATATTTTCAAAGTTGATTCCGGTTTTTGGTGCTGGGGGATTTCGTTTGCTAGCCACCAAGCTGACAGTGTTTTTCAGTCTTGGGCAATTGATTTTGACGAGCTAGCTGATAATACTGCACGTGGCGCAGTAGGACTTGGCGCGTTTATTCTGAAGTCGCCGTATATCCAGAACTGCACCAGTATCACCGCCGAGGATGATGCGGGCACGGCTGGTTCTGCCTCCACGGGGAACACAGGCGGCGGCATTCGTGTTGATGGCAGCAAGTGCGCTTTGAATAGCCCCATCCGGTCGATGGTGGTTGATAGCTATACCCAGGTAAACCTAGGCGGCCCCGGCTGCCTGGTGCTGAACGATGGCTATGCGCAGCTCGTCAGTTTCTTCGGAACGTTCTGCACGTACCACGTCAGGACGGAGAGTGGTGGCCAGGTCAACCTGAGCGGTGGCGGCACTACGGACTTTGGCACTTATGGCCTGATGGCTGATGGCTATTCGCCCAAGCCGCTCTACACCGGCTCAGCTCGCATTGCAAATTACGGCGCAGCAAGGCTAGAGAAAACCGTCACGATCGACACCGCCACCGATCTGTTCGGCTGCGTCGCGCACGGGCTATTGACTGGCGATCAGGTGACGCTTAAGGCCAGCCAAGGGGCGCTGCCTACGGGACTAGCAGCAAACACCACTTATTTCGTGATCGCCAGCGGATTGACTGTTGATGCGTTCAAGGTGAGTGCCACTGCCGGCGGCACGGCGCTCGACATGAGCGGGAGCGCAACAGGCACTTATCAATTCATCCGCCAGGGCGTCACCGAGCTGGACGTGATCAGCTTCTCCGCCAACCGCCTAGGACGGCAGATCAAGTATCCAAGCGCCGGCAGCCTGGGCAGCCCTGGTAACTCGGTGCAGATCACGGCGCGAGGCGGCAGCACTGCTGGCTCAACGTTCACGGTGACGCTGGCTACAAGCACGATCGGCCATGAGTACGTAGGCGGCGGCGCGGTAACGGTGGGCGGTGTTTCGTATCCGGTCACCAGCGCCAGCTACAACAAGACCACAGGCGTAACGGTGCTGACGGCGACGGGATATGCGCCAACGATCGGCGCGAGCGTCACGCTGACGGGGCTTTCGTTTATCTGCGATTCAGCATCACGCCCAAATGCAGGGCAGCTGATGTTCCCGCAGCTGGTGTTCCCACGTAACGCCAGCACTGGCGCCGCCGAGGCCAAGACGTTTGCCTATACCAGGACTGGAGACTTTACGCTTACCTATACCGAGGCTGCATCAGCTTCTGGGCCTGAGCATGAGTATGTAAGCGGCGGTACGGCAACAATTGGCGGCACGGATTACGGCGTTGCCAATGCGGTCTACAACAAGGCTACGGGCGTAGTAACGCTCACTACCAGGGTGCAACTGCCTGCGGGCAATGGAAACATCACCGTTAATGGGCTGGCGTTCATCTGCCCGACGAGCGCTTATATCGTCACCAGCAGCATCCCGATCAATGCCAGCGGTTCTCCGGTGGCCAATACCGATCCAACCAGGGCTGGTTATCGGGTGGTTTTCTACTCGGGTGTGAATGGTGGCATGAAAGATGCGGTAGCGGCAGGCCAGAAAATGGACTTCCGCAACCGTTCGCAGATTTCAGCGCCAAGCCACACGTTTGAGTACGTGGGTAGTGGTTTGAACTATGACGCCCTGCCCTGGAACGGCGGCGTCGGCATTGAAGAAAATGCGATTGTTGAAACCAATAATGGCCGAGTTTATTCGTCAAACACAAATGAAAAAGGTGATTTTAAGGTTGGCACTCAATTCAGTGTTGATGGAACGACTGGCAGTGTCACGATCAACACCGATGAGTTTAACCTGTCAGGACTAAACTTTATTGGCCCATTCAGCCGCAACGGTGGCATCAGCTCCGTTGGTGTGCAGCTACGGGAGATCAGCAATAACGCCGCGCTGATTGCTTCAACCGGCGGACCTGATGGCAACACCGTCCCGACGCAGTTTGCAGTTAAGAGCTACGCGGAAGACAAGTTCCTGCAGAACGTGACGGTGACAGCGGGCCTACCGTTGACGATCACGGATACCAGCAGTCAAGACGGGCAGGGGTACTGGACGCGCACCAGGCGGCTAGAGCTGGCGGTGAATACTGCCAACGGTCTAGCGCGGCTGGACGGTAGCGGACTGGTGCCGTCGTCGCTGCTACCGAGCTACGTCGATGACGTTCTGGAGTACGCCAATCTGGCGGGCTTCCCGGCAACTGGCGAGAGCGGCAAAATCTATGTTGCACTGGACACCAACAAAACCTACCGCTGGAGCGGCTCGACTTACGTCGAGATCAGCCCCAGCCCTGGCAGTACCGACTCGGTGAGCGAGGGTAGCGTCAATCTGTACTACACCAACGCCAGGGCGCGTAATGCGATCTCGGTGAGTGGATCGCTGAGCTACGACGCTGCGACTGGGGTAATTTCCTATACAGCGTCTGGCAGCGGCAGCAGCTCTCAACTCGCCGCCCTTGGCTTAAACGTCGCCCCTGCATCTGGCTTTGAGCTGACCCTGGGCGGCAGCACCATTCAGTTGGTGACAACGGTAACTGCTGCCAGTGGTGTTTATACGTTGGACGTAACAGCGGCTAATGAGTTCGTCACTGCTGCTGCAATAGCTGGGGCAACGACAATTAACCTGTCAAATCTGACAAGTTTGCCTGCTGGGTATCGGTGGCGGGGGGTGCTGAGTTTTGCTTATACAAGCGGAGTGGTGTCGTTCTTTACGGGGAACACGGGCTACACGGTGAAATGGGATGGCGGCACGGCACCGACTCTGACAGCCAGCGATCTGGAAACCCTGGTGATAACGGTCACAGGTGGCGTGAGCGTGATTGAAGTCATGGCACAACAGGGGAGGGCATAGAGATGATTGGCGGACGTAGTGCGTTGTTGACGGCGAGTGGTGGTGTAAGCCCATACGGGAACTGGACGGGAAATTATTCGGATGTTTCGTTGTTGTTGAGGGGAGGCGTTGGACCTGGCCCGCTGGGAATTGGAGACGAAAGCCCAACGCCAAAAACATTGACCAATTTTGGAGGCGTTTCAATAAATACAACAACTTTTAAGTATGGAGCCAACGCATTAACTTTTTCATATGGCGTCAACTATTTAACGGCATCAAGTAGTGATTTTGCTTTTGGTACAGGCGATTACACAATTGAAGCATGGGTGAGACCTGAGTCTACTGCCGCTTATCAAAATATATTCTCAAGCAGACAAAGCGCAACAAACGACGCAAACGCAATATCTCTTGTACTTGTCGGCGGAACTACTCTATGGGTGTATTCAAATGGAATATTAGCGCAAGGCGGGTTGTTGGCTATTAATGGCTCTTTTTATCATGTTGCCGTAGCAAGGCAAGGATCTTCATTGCGGTTATTTGTTGATGGTCAGCAGGTTGGCACAACTGAGACCAATACTCAAAATATTACGCAGCAAAATGTAGGAATCGGCGCAAATTTCAACGGGAGCGAAAATCTTGGCGCCACCATAGACGATCTGCGAGTAACAAAAGGGATTGCTAGATATACTTCTAACTATACTCCGTCTACAGCTCAGCTGCCTGCCAACATCACTGACGACCCTAACTACGGCAGCGTCTCACTGTTGCTGAGGGGAGGGGCGGCAACTCTAGTGCCTGCTGACGAAAGTTCAGCACCAAAGGTAATTACAGTTTCTGGTAATGCAGGAATAAGCACAACAACGTTTAAATATGGCGGAAGTGCGTTAGTAGCCGGAACTTCACCAAATTTTACATGGGGGTCTAATAGAATCCAGATGCCGGCAAGCTCTGCGTTTGCTTACGGCACAGCTGATTTTACAGTTGAAGCATGGATTTATCCAACTGTTCTTGGTGACGGAATTTTTTGGAACCAGGCCGCTTCTGGTGTTAATTACTTTGTATGCCTAACGGGAGCAGACGGAAGGCCCGCGTTTATATTTGCAACGTCTGGTGGAGGCACGTCAGTTTATGGCCCTGCTATTACATTAAACCAATGGAGCCACGTTGCAATTGTTAGGTCTTCTGGGCGAGCAACAGTGTATTCCAATGGAGTGGGGGGAATCGCTGTTACCTGCACTCAGGATTTCTCGGATACAACTTACATACCCACTATAGGCAGTTACACTCATAGTGCGGGCTCGTTGCCGTTTTCAGGGTTGATTGATGATTTAAGAGTAACAAATGGAATCGCCCGCTACAAAAAAGACTTCCTACCACCCCCAGCCCAACTACCCGCGATTTAACCCATGACCATCCTAATCCACGCCATTGGCCCCGAAATCATCGCCTACCCAGCGACACTCGATGCACTGCGCCAGGAGTTCCCTAATTCTTTATTTCCCCTAGAGCCCACCGCCGAAGACCTGGCCCCGTTCAACCGTTTTCACGTCACCCCATCACCCTGTCCAGCTGATACCCGCACCGAGCGCCCCGTCAACGGTGCCACGCTGACTGATGACGGCTGGCAGCAAACCTGGACCATGCGCCCAGCCACCCCAGAAGAAAAGGCCGCCTGGGATGCCGCCAACGTTCCGCAACCCGACTGGATGGGATTCGGCATCGACCTGGCGATGCATCCAGGTATTACTGCTCTGTGGGAAGCCCTCCCCGGCCCTGTGTCTGGCGCCTTGCCCACGGCCCTGAACGAAGCCGGTAAGGGCGACCCGAGGCTATTTACCGGGCTATGGCAGCGAATCATGTCAACCGGCGCCATCTCACCGGAGCTACTCGGCGGCATTGCGACGATGGCCGCTGAGCACCATCTACCAGCGACCTTTATCGCCGAGCTGGTCCCTGAGCGCGAGCGGGCGCGTGATGCTGACGGCCAATTTATTGCCGATGACCCTGCAACGCCTGACGTTGATGAGGCGTGGGCATGAGCACCAAACGCGAGCAAATCCTGGCCGCTGTCAACACCCTGCTAGCCGCCACTGCTGGCGCTACGGGCCGCGTGTATCGCAGCAGGCAGGAAGCATTCAGCAGGGCCGAATCCCCCTCGGTGGTGATTGAGCCAGGGCCTAGCACCAGCTCTCCAGAGCCCGTTTCAACGTGCAAGATCGACCATCTTTTTACGTTGGTGATTGCCGTTATCGCTCGCGGCACCGTCCCCGATCAGGTCGCTGATCCGGTTGCGAAATCAATTCACAGCCTGTTGATGGCTGATCGCAGCTTAGGCGGCCTGGTGATGGATATTTGGCCAATGAGCCGCACGCCTGAATTTGACCGAGCTGAGTCTGCAGCAGTGGTGGAGGTGCTGACCTATCGCGTGCAATACCGCACCAGCATCACTGACCTAGGCGCTTAGCGGCCCTCCATAGGCTAATGCAAACGATCCAGCGCTATGGCTCGGACCCAAGCAGAACACGAACCAACACCCGAGCCCGTGGCGCATCCTGTGCCTGATCCCTATGCGGGCGTGGGCGGTGAGTACGTGCTTGATATGAGCACCGGCGAACGTACACCCAAAACGGAGAAAATCTAATGAGCCTTCAAACCAATAAGCGCTGGATTGTTGTTGAGAGCGAGGCCACTTACGGCGTCGATGCTGTACCTGATGGCGCGGATGCAATCCTGCTGCAAAGCCTTAGCCCAACGCCGATGCAAGGCGACACGGTTAACCGTGAGGTTGTGCGGGGCTATCTCGGCGCTGGCGAGCAGTTCATGGCGAACGTTCGCAGCGGCTCTGAGTTCGGTGTGGAGATCGCCGGCTCTGGTGTTGTTGGCGCTGCTCCTAGGCCTGGCCGTTTGATCACTTCATGCGGTTTCGCAGCCACCACAACCGCATCAGTCGTAACCGGAACTGCCACGGCGGGCGCTGCAAATAGCATCACCCTTGCTGGCTCTGCTAGCGCTGTGAACGGGTTTTATACCGGCATGATCATCAGGATCACCGGCGGCACTGGTGCCGGCACGGTGGCGTTGATCACGGGTTATGTGGGTTCTACCAAGGTCGCCACCCTGCTGCCCCTGGCTGGCACTGTGACGCCCTCAGCCACAAGCGTCTATTCCATTGACGTGCAGACCGCCTACACCCCTGTCTCGGCGGCGTATGGCAGCTCAACGATCTACACCTACATCGACTCGGTAGTCCACCGCTCGCCTGGCAACCGCGGCACGTTCTCGCTTAATGCTGAGGTTGGCGGCCTGCCGCTGCTGAACTTCACGATGACAGGCCTTTATTCAGCGCCGGCTGATGTGACGCCACCGGTAGCCACCTACGGCAACCAGGCCACGCCAAACATCTTCAGGCAGGGCAACTCAGGCGGCTTCCGGTTGGGTGGTTACTCAGGCTGCCTTCAGAGCGTATCGCTGGACATCGGCAACACGATTGATTACAGCGAGCGCATCGGCTGCGGCAAGGAGGTATCGATTGTTGACCGCGCCATCACCGGCAACGTGCTGATCGAGGCGCCAACAATGGCTCAAAAGGACTACTTCACCGACGCGCTCAATGACAGTCTGCTAGGCGAGCTGTCATTCATTCACGGCACGGTCGCCAACAACATCGCGGCGATTTACTCCAACCGGGTGAAGATCGGCGCCCCTGCATACGAAGACCTGAACGGTACCCAGATGCTGCGACTGCCTGTCACGCTCATCCCATCGGACGCCGGTAACGATGAGCTGCGCATCGTCTACGCCTAAGCCTTAGCCTGAAGTGCCTGGGGAGGCATTACGAGCGTCTGCGGCACTGCTGCAGGCGCTCTTTACTTTGTGAATGCACTTCCCCAGTGAGAGCTATGGCATTTGTTCTTAAGCAGTCTGACAGCTTTACGTGGCCCGTTGCTTTTGACGTGCCCACTGATGGCGGGCGACATGAGCGGCAGACCTTTGATGGTGAATTCAAGCGGCTGCCACAAAGCAAGATCGGGCCGATGGTTGCAGAGCTGCAAAAGGTAGAAGACCTGAGCGAGCTGGAGCGCATCACCGAGATCGCTAAGGAGCTGCTGGTTGGATGGTCAGGCGTCAATGATGACAGCGGCAAAGATGTGCCATTCAGTCAGAACGCACTAGATCAGTTGCTAGAGGTGCCGTTCCTTGCTGTCGCTGTCGTGAAGGCATACATGGACAGCATCAAGGGAGCCAAAAGAAAAAACTGATAGGTGCCGCTGAGCACTGGGCCGGCGGCACTGTGGTTGATGAGTCTGCAGCTGATGCAGCGGCGCTTGGCATTCAAATTGAGCCAACGCCGCCTAAGGCTGAGCACTTTGAGGTGTGGGAAGAAAACTGGTTGGCAGTGGAGATGTTTCTTCGGGTTCAGACCCAGTGGCGCTCTGCAATGGGCGGCCTACTGGGCCTGGACTATGGAGCGGTGGAATGGCTCTTTAACCTGTATGCAGTGGCAGCGGAGGACCAGCGCTCCATGCTCGAAGATCTCCAGATTATGGAAGCCACGGTTATTGCAACTGTGAACAATCGGGACGATTGACATGGCAATGAATAGCGACACCGTTCTGCGCATTAAGGCAGAGGTTCAGGGTGAAAACAATATTCGCAGATTGGGCGGCTCCCTGAAGGGATTGCAAGGCCAGGCAAAGAGCGCGGCAATGAGCTTCACCGCGCTAAAAGGTGCGGTGGCTGGATTCGGCGCGGCAATCGCTGGCAGCGCCATTGTGGGCGGACTGGGGGCAATCGTAAAGAAATCTATTGATGCAGGGGATGAGCTGTTCAACCTGCAGGCAAAGACCGGCATTGCAGCCAGTGCGCTGATTGGCCTAGGCAATGCAGCCAAGCTGGCGGACGTTGATCAAGCCACGCTAAGCAAATTCCTGACAAGGCTAAGCGTCAATCTCGTCAAGGCAGCAGAGGGCAACGACGAACTAGCTCGGAAGTTCAAGGCGCTTGGTGTTGGGGTCAAGGATGCCAACGACCAGGTGGTGCCAGCGGATAGAGCCCTTAAGCAGATCGCTGATCGCTTTGCCGACATGCCAGACGGCGCGCAAAAGGCGGCCGCAGCCGTGGCATTGTTTGGCAAGTCCGGCGCGGATCTTATCCCGCTGCTGAATGAAGGCGCGGCGAGCATGGATAAGTTCACCTACAAGGTGGGCGAGGACTTTGCGGCGCGTTCTGATCTGTTCAATGACACAATCACCGAGCTGGGCATCAAGACCCAAGGATTCGGGCTGGAGCTGACCGATGCGTTGCTGCCGGCGCTGCAGACGATCCTTGAGGTGTTTGGCGATCTGTTTGACACTGATCAGGATTGGACGGCGCTGTTTAAGGTGATTGAGGGCGTGATTCGCGGCATTGCGGTTGCGATCTACACCGTGGTTAAAGCGGTTGACATCCTGATCAAAAACATCGTTGCAGCAGCGCAGGCGGCAGGCCAAGCATTTGCGGGCGATTTTGGCGGTGCATTCAACACCATCACCAACCGTGTAAGCAGTGGCTTTGCAGAAGCGCAGCAAGCTATCAAAGACCTGAACAAGCTTGCCTTTGGGTCTGCGGCATCACCCGGCACCGGTCGGCGCACAGGTGGGCGTGGGATGGAGGTGGACACCAGCGCAGCTGATGGCGATGCTGCGGCTGCAGCACGGCGCGCTGCAGCCGATGCCAAGCGAACAGCAGCAGATGCCAAGAGTGCTGCAGATGAACAGCAGCGGCTGCTAGAAAAGCGCGCCAGTCTCACCCAGCAGGCAATCAGCTTGCAGAAGGATCTGCGCAACAGCGTGGCGGATGTGACGGCCGCCTATAAGGGCCTGGGCGCCACGCGGACGGAGCAGCTGTTCCTGGATCGCAATAAAGCCATCACCGAGAACGACCGGCAGATCAAGCAGCTCACGCTCGACGTGGGGACGCTGGAGCAAGAAGTTAACGCGGCTAACGGCTCGCTTAACATCAAGCCGTTTGAGGAACTGATTAACCAGCTGTCGCGGCTCAACGTGGACGTGGCCGACAAGACCTATCAAAGCGGCCTTAAGGAGCTGACCCAGCAGCAAGCCGACGCAATGACCGAGCTGCGCCGCGAGTCGGGCCTGCTCACCCAGGATCAGGAACGCCAGCTCGACATCAACGAAAAGCTGGCGCAGATCCAGCGCGAGATGCCCGAGTTTTACGCCGCGCAGAAGGAGGAAATCACTGCGCTTGTCACAGCATCCGCCGGCCTGACTGAAGCGCAGGAGCGCAACAAGCAGCTTGTCATGGGCATTGCCGATACGATCGGCGGCGGCCTCACTTCAGCGTTTGATCTGCTGCTTGAGGGCACCGATAACTGGGGCAACAGCCTGCGCGAGATTGCCGCCGGCGTGCTGAAGGACATTGCCCGGCAGCTGCTGCAGATCATGGTAATTGCGCCAATCGTTAAGGGCATCACCAAGGCCTTTGGGTTTGCAGATGGCGGGATTATGTCGCCCTCAGGCCCGATGCCGCTGAAGACCTACGCGCGCGGCGGCATCGCCAATAGCCCCCAGCTGGCCCTGTATGGGGAGGGCTCAATGAATGAGGCGTATGTCCCGCTACCTGATGGCCGGCGTATCCCAGTGGCGATGCAGGGCGGCAGGGGCACCACCGCCAGCACCACCAGCGTGGTAGTAAACGTGGACGCCTCGGGCAACAGCAAAGTATCAGGTGACGGCGGCCAGGCTGAGCAGTTGGGCCGGGTGGTGAGTCAAGTGGTGCAGGCTGAACTGATCCGCCAGAAACGCCCTGGAGGCCTGCTGGCATGACCTTCACCTTCACCCCTGACTTCCCCTGCACTGAGAGCAGCAAACCACGGGTCAACCGGATGGCGGTGCCGAGCTATGAGCAGCGGGCAACGTTCGGCATCAACCCGCAGGAAGACAAGTGGGATCTCACGTTCTCAGCGCTGACCGCTACCACCAGGAACGGGATCTTCGCGTACCTAGAGGCGCGTCGCGGCGCTGTGCCGTTCACCTGGGTCACGCCCCTTGGTGAGACTGCATCGTGGGTGTGCGGCGACTGGAGCCCGGTCCTAGAGACCTGCAACTACAACTCAATCCGCGCATCATTTGAGCTGCAGTACGTGGCGGGCGGACCGAACCTGGCGACCCCGGCAACGCCAACGGCATCGTTTGCCTATGTGCCTGATTTTACCGCTGAGATGAGCTACGAAGGCCAGGCGAAGGTGATCACGTACGGCGAGGGCTACGCCCAGCGCTTCACCATGGGGCTACAGGCCCAGGCGGAATCCTGGCGGCTGCAGTTTCGCAACCGCAGCAATGCCGAGCGCGCATTGATCCGCAACTACCTACGCGGCGCTCGCGGTGTGGCGTCATTCCAATGGACCGACCCGCGCAGTGGCGTAGCAGGCCGGTATGTATGCGCGGAATGGTCGATAGAGTATCGGAGGTTCAACAACAACAACATCGACGCAACGTTCCGGCGTGTGTTTGAGCCCTGATGGCCGTTCCAGTTTCTGAGCTTCAATCAGTAGCACCCAGCGCGATTATCGAGCTGTTTCAGCTTGAGCTGAATACAGCGCAGCATGGAATAAATGAGACATATTATTTTCATGCTGGCCCTAGCTTAAACGCCAACGGAGAGATTATCTGGGCTGGCCAGTCCTACATGAGATGGCCAATCGAGGCTACGGGTTTTGAATACAGCGGCGGCCAGCTGCCACGACCAACGCTGCGGGTGGCCAATGTGATGGCCACGATCACGGCAATCATGCTAACCCTACCTAACGGACTGGAGGGGGCGAAGGTAACACGTATCCGCACACTGGCGAGGTATTTAGACGGTGCCAATTTTCCTGACAATGAAGAAACTACATACCTAACAACGCTAAACGGACTTCAACTAATAACACTTGACAATAGTGAGCTTACCGCAATCTCGGGCGGTGGCAGTACATACCTAACAACGCTAAGCGGACTGGAATTATTAACGCTTGACGGCAGGAGGATTAGTTCATTCTTAATCGACACAAACCCATCAGGCACGGCAGACCCTACCGCAGAGTTTCCGCGTGAGATATTTTATATTGACCGCAAAGCAGCAGAGAACATAGAGGCCGTAGAGTTTGAATTGTGCGCGATATTCGATCTTGCTGGTGTACGCGCGCCAAAGCGTCAGTGCATCGGCAACATCTGCCAATGGGCGTATCGAGGCGCCGAATGCACATACGCCGGCAATGCTTACTTTGACATCAACGATAACCCTGTGGCTACACTGGCGCAGGATGTATGCGGTAAGCGGCTGAGCAGCTGCGAGATCAGGTTTCAGCAGCAACGGCGAACAGGCAGCGTCACCGCCGGCAGCAACATCATCACGCTGGATCAGGCGGGATCATTCAGCACCGGCGACCCGGTGACAGGGTTTGGCCTACCAGCTGGCACCACGGTGTCAAGCGTTGCCGGCAACCTAGTAACCGTCAGTCAGAACGCAACGGCTACCACGTCTATATCAAGAGCTGGCGCGCTCCAGAGGGATTACCAGACAATCACAATGGCCAGCACAGCAGGCATCGTTCCAGGAATGTCTGCAGCAGGCGCCTATCTGCCAGCCAATGCGCAGGTAATCAGCGTAGCCGGCAACACAGTGACCCTAGGCTCACCAGCCGATCCAGCTCAATTCTTTACGGCAATCGCCGCAGCTGCTGGGAATTTATCGGGTAACCGGTTGTCGGTGGAGTTCTCTGCCTCATTAAGCGGCCTTTTCACCGTTGGCAGTTTAATTGCAAGCGATGTATTGCCAGTTACTGCAAGGGCGCAAATCCTAGGCTTTAGGGATATGAGGCTTGCGTTTGGCAAAAATGTCTTTAGATACAGGGTGGCAGACATAAACATTGCCGCTTCTAATACTGGCTCGTACCTTTGGACTGTTTACAATGAAACGGCGCCAGTAGCAGCAACGTATACATTTAACGCGACCAGTCGTAACTACACTTTCAAGGCTGATGCTGTCATTCCTTATGGCAGCTTCCCAGGTATCGGGACATTCTTCACATGACTTGGCAAGCAGCAGCACTAGCCCACGCCAAAGCCGAGGCACCGCGTGAGGCGTGCGGGCTGGTGGTGGTGGTCAAAGGCCGCGAGCGTTACTGGCCATGCCGGAACCTAGCAACAGAGCCTGAGCAGTTCTTCCGGCTCTCTGATGCTGACTGGGAGGCGGCCGAAGACACCGGCGAAGTGCTGGCGATATTTCACAGCCACCCAACCACCAACGCCGAGCCATCACCAGCTGACCTGACCGCTTGTGAAAGCTCAGGGATGCCCTGGCATATCGTCAACCCTGCAACGGAGCAATGGGCCAGCTGTGAGCCCAGCGGCTACCAGGCGCCGCTGCTAGGCCGTCGATGGGTCTGGGCGGTGCATGATTGCTGGACACTGGCGCGTGATTGGTACGCCGAGCGGGGAATCATGCTGCGCGACTGGGAGCGGTGCCCATCGCCAGAGGAGTTCCAAGCGGCGCCATATTTCGATCGCTGCTGGCGCGAGACGGGGTTCCGCGAGCTGAGCGAAGATCAAGGCCTGGAGCCCGGTGATCTGCTGTTGATGGCGATCAGCAGCCCCGGCCTGAATCACTGCGCCGTGTATCTGGGCGAGCAAATGGTGATGCATCATCTGCAGGGGCGGTTGTCTAGCCGGGATATGTATAGCGGCTGGCTCATAGGCTGTACGGGAAGGAGGCTGCGCCATGCTGCGGAAGATTAAGCTCTACGGCAGGCTGGCAAAATTCATTGGCAAGCGTGTTTTACGCGCTGATGTTGCCACCACTGCTGAGGCGGTGCGGTTCCTGCTGGCGAACTGGCCGCAGCTGGAGGGGCACATGAGCGATCAGCATTATCGGGTGAGCGTGGGTGGTTGGGAGCTCTGCGAAGACGAGCTAGGCCATCCGATCGGGCAGCAGGAAATAAAATTCGTGCCGGTGGTATCAGGTGCCGGCGCTACCGGGCGGATCATTGCGGGGATTGCGCTGGTCGCCGTTGGCCTGGCCCTGGGCGTGCAGCTGCTGGTTGGCGTCGGCGCGTCCCTGGTCCTCGGCGGCGTCGCTGAGCTGCTCACCCCCACGCCAAAAATTCCCCAGGGTCCAGACTCGCAGGACGATCCGCGCAAGTCCTATTCATTCAGCTCGATTCAGAACACCAGCCGCGCTGGAACACCGGTGCCGATCGTTTACGGCCGCTGCATTGTCGGCAGCGTGGTGGTTAGCGGCGGCGTTGACACCGTGCAGGTGGTCGGATGATCAGCGGCGCAGGCGGATCGGGCGGCAAAGGCGGCGGCAGTAGCGCCCGCACGCCAACGACAGCACGCGACAGCCTCGATTCAACGCAGTATGCCCAGCTAATTGACCTGATCTCAGAGGGCGAGATTGACGGGCTGGTTAATGGCCTGCAATCAATCTATCTTGATGATACACCGATTCAGAATTTAGACGGGTCGTTTAATTTTCAGAACGTCGAAGTATATCTGCGCAACGGTACGCAGAATCAAGAAGTAATACCATTTGCCGGCGCAATTGAAGATGAGCGCTTTGTAGGCGTCACGGTACGCAATGACGGCCCGGTGACGCGCAGGGTCACAGACGCGCAAACCGAAGCGGCAAGAATCACAATCACGGTGCCAAGGCTGGAACGCATCACCAATGAAGGTGACACTGTAGGCGAAAACGTTAGGCTGCAAATCAGCGTTCAATACAACGGCGGCGGCTTCAACGTCGTTATTGATGACACGATTTCAGGCCGTACTGGTGACGCCTATCAGCGTGATTATCTGGTGAGCCTGACGGGCGCCTTCCCGGTTGATATTCGCCTAACCAGGATCACGCCTGACAGCACAGACCTACGGCTAGCTAATGAGTTCTCTTGGTCAAGTTATACAGAAATCATTTACGCCAAGATGAACTATGCCAACTCAGCATTGG